CGAAAATTAAAAGGTTTTAATTTAAAATGATTGAAATAATTGATATTATTTTACAAACAACAGATGTTATATTAACTGAATGGTTGAACTTATTTGAAGTTTTTAATCCCATTACAGTGTTATTGTGGACAATAATTTTAATACTAACATTAGTGTTAAGTTGTCAAATTACAAAAACAATTGTATTAAGTTTGATTACACCATTTTACGAACGAGTACTTCAAGTTGTTGGTTATTGTTACTCTGCAATAATAACTAATGGTTTGAACTCTATAAAGATGCGATGTTACAGTTATCTCTGGTTCAAGTTGAGTACGGTTAAGAAACAAGATTATCGTGGCGTGTTTAAAGCCGTTAATTTTAGTATCCAACCGCACACCAACCATACCCACCCTATGGCTAGGGCTGAAAGAGAAGCAGCACATCGTTTTATAGACGTATTGGCACAACGAATAGGACGAACATCTTATAACCATAGTATGAACTTATGCGCGCAAAATGCAGTTTCAGCTGGAACTCGCATGTATTTTCACGCTAAAGATTTTAGTATGGATTATCAATTGGATAAATTTGAAGAAAATTCGAATTTATTTAAAATGATAGATGTTGATTACTATGTTGACATGCCAAGTATTATGGATGGACGATACATTTGTTTTTATAGTTTTGAACCTAAGAAAATTTGTGGACAAACACATGATGGAGTATATTATGTATTACCAGACGGGCGTATAGAAACGCATGTCAATGGTGGTGCAAAATATACACATGATTTGTGGGATTATGAACATGATCATATAGTAGTTGATCACTGGTGGGGCGCTTCCTTATATTTAATGGAGAAGCGTCAAATTAGTGAAGATAGAGTGATCATATTTATGAACCCAATCCGCAATGTTTACTCGTGGTTCGCTTGGTTGATACCTGGTGATCGTTTAGGCAAACGATCGTTGACCAAGGATAATTTAGCTTATAGCGCATATTTTAAGAAAGAACAAAACCATGTCACCAAATGGTTTTCTTTTGCTAGATATTTTGATACGGATTGTGTTAACATACCATCATCAGTATTAACCGCTGCTAGTATTCGCTTTAATTCTTCAAAAGACCCCGCGATTTCAGATTTAGAAAGGATTTTTAAATCTTATGGAGTTGTGGATGTCGTTTTGCAATCTTGTTTATTCCATTGGATAAGCAAGAATAGCAATTTGATAGATTATGTGAAACCCATAAGTGTCACAGACTTGAAAGGTTATCAGACGTTATATCCATTAGTAACCGAAGATCCCAAACAAGCGATGAGACATGTAGGATTCGCAATGAGTGAAGAAGGAGTCGCACCAGGCAGATCATATAACAATGATTGTGCAACGGTCGGCTATCGCATTGAAGATCAACGCAATGTGGCAGTAATACCGAATGATTTTATCACATACCGTACCGAATTCATGGATTGTGTATTAAGTACACATGTAGATGGCAAGATAACTAAAATCGATAGGAAAAACTTTGGAAAAGGAGTACCCTATGAGTTTGAGTTTATGTTGGAGAAAATGAAACGTTCAACACAACGCAGTTTGATATCACGTTGTCGAAATTTTATGTTTGATGTAACTTGGAAAGTAGCCTCATTTATGAAGGCTGAAGCATATTGTAAGTTTGCATCACCACGTAATATTTCAACATTGCCGATGAGTCATAACTTGCGTATGGGTCAATTCATACATTCGTTTTCTAACAACATATTACAGCATACTCATTGGTACGCTTTTAAAATACACCCTAAGGTGTTAGCTGAAAGAATTATGATCAAATGTCAGCCGCAGTTGCCCATAATTTCAGAAGATTTTTCCCGTATGGATGCCACACATAACGAATACACAATACAAGCTTCAGATTTCTTATTGCGAGCTTATTTTGGGGATGTCAAAGATTTACGCGACATACAGCGAAATGATAAAATACGAGTTATTAATTCTTTGGAGGATGAATTGATGCAAATGCAGTTATTAGAAAATTTTACTAAAGGTTACACTAAATTTGGTGTTGAATATGTAATCAATTACATAAACAATACTGGATCATCAGCAACCACATTGCACAATACCATTCCAAACGCATTAAAGTCGTATATAGCATTACGTATGAGCGGTAAATCTATTATACAAGCGTATAATAATTTAGGTGTTTATGGAGGAGACGATTCACTCGATTTCAACATAGACACTAAAGTATTAGAGAAAGTATCCACCAAAATGGGCTTAAAATTGAAATGTGAAACTCATTTGCCTGGCAAGAGTGTGCCTTTCTTAGGACGGATTTTCGTGAACCCATGGGAAACCATGGAATGTATCGCTGATGTACGCCGAACCATCAGTAAATTACATTTATCAAGTTCGCCAACTAGTGTACCGGATTTTATAGCTTTACGTAGAAAAGCTAAAGGAATCTTGATTACGGATTCAAAGACACCATTATTACGTGATTGGGCTGAAGCCATTTTACGAGTGTTCAAAGATAATGTTTCCACAACAAAACTGGAACAAAAATTTGAGGAACAATTATTTGATCGCTCGTATTGGCAGAAGTTTGATACTCCTTTTGTAACTCCACGTTATGAAGAGACGTATAGTGTTGTAGCAGAAAATCTTGGTATAACAGAGGGTGACTTGTTGAGCTACATAGACAAATTACAGAAAGTTAATACTTTTGATGATTTGGATATGGAGAAATTGATACAAGAATCACCAAAATCCGAAATGAGTGTTGCACACCGTGGTACTATCATACCCGGTAAGGACAACCAAATATGTCGCTATAATGAGCGGTTACAACAATGCCGCCGCACTAATTGTATGTTTGAACATCCAAACAAGGTTGTAACAACACAGCCTGTTATTAAAATTCCCCACAAAAGTGGCGCGGGCCGATTATCGAAGCCCGTAGACAAGACGAGAAGGATCTCCTCCAAAGTCTAGTTTATCAGGTAACTAGACAAATCGATTAAATTAAAAGAATGGTCAACGGAAGTAAGACTATGAACGCTAAAATGCGTAAAAACAAAAGTAAGGGTGCAGTTAACAATACACGTAAAGTAACGGCTCCAGTAGCAACGGCATCAATTATGGTGACTGGCAAACCAAGAATATCTGGTTTACAGGGTAATAGTGTCAGAATAGTAAATCGTGAGTATTTTAAAGATGTGACAGGAACAGATGAGTATTTTGCTCAAGCAACACAAATTAATCCAGGAAACAATATTATGTTTCCTTGGTTAAGTAGTATTGCAGCTAATTATGAGAGTTACATGTTTAAAAGGCTCAAGTTTTGCTATGAACCAATCTGTGCGACAAACACAGCTGGTTCAGTGATGATGGCAATAGACTATGATGCGGCAGATGCAGTTGCTCCGAGCAAAGCAGTATTGATGGCTTATGAAGGTGCAGTACGCACTTCACCATGGGCTGAAGCAATTTGCAATGCTAATAGGGCTGACAAGATTTTGCAGAAACGATATGTAGTTATAGGTCCAACAGGACCTATTGGTACTGACATACGTCTCAGTAATGTTGGTTTTCTGACAGTGGCTACACAACAAGTCTCTAAACAGAACAACATTGGTGAGATGTACGTAGAGTATGAAGTGGAATTTTACATTCCACAATTACAATTCAATGTGCCAGGCTTCGCTTCAGGTGAGGCTAAAGCACAATCCACTGCAGCACCGATACCAAAAGCTACCCCATTGTTAGATGGTGTAAGTCAAGGTATCATTGCTATAGCTGGCGGCAAAACTTTGTTACCACAACGTACAGGACGTTATCTTTTGGACTTATCGGGTAGATTCTTTGGAGCTCCGTCAGGTTATTGGAAAGTTGAATCAGCTGTTCCAAGTACTTTGGAGTTTCTAAACGAAAGCCTTGATAGTACAAACGAAACGATCTCCTCTACGTATGTTTGGAACGTGAACAACCTGTTAACTGACACAATTAATCTTGAAGGCCCAGATGGCATCACAGGATTAAACGACGTGTTCGCACGAGTTGCTCCTTATTTGTTTAATTGATTTGAATTTGGAAGACTGTCTAGCCGAACGACAGATTAAACTACGG